ATCTGGATGGAAGCTTACAAGCGTGGCGGTCACACGGTTTGGGACTGCAAATATCATCTGGTGTGGGTGACGAAGTACCGTCATGCGGTGCTAGGCGGCGACGTCGGCAACCGGTGCCGGGAACTGTTGCGTGAGACGGCACGGGCGCATGAAATGGTTGTGCACGCCGGATCGATCAATCGCGACCATGTGCATATGCTTGTGTCGATCCCGCCGAACCTGTCGGTATCGCGCGCGGTGCAACATTTGAAAGGACGCAGTTCGCACAAGCTGTTGAGCGAGTTCGGCATATTGCGCAAGCGTTACTGGGGCCAACACCTGTGGGCGCGCGGTTATTGGGTGGTGAGCAGCGGGAACGTCACCGACGAGATGTGGGCCGAATACATCAAGAACCAGACGCCGCCAGAGCCCGACGACGACTTCAACGTGACGTGAGTTGGCGCCAAGTCCGCCGAACGGCGGACCGATCCGGCTTTGAGCCGTAACCTGAAGCCACCGCCTTTAGGCGGTGGAGAATTCACTCCCTTTGGAAACTCTACTCCGGCGGCCATCTGGCGGCGTTTTCTGCGCTTCCGGCCTTCGCCGGCCGAAGCACTGATGAGTGGTCGTGACAGTTAAGGCTACGGCCGGCGTAGGCCGGTGCTCACGGACCCAAAAGTCCGCTGCGCTCCGGTTCTCGAAACCACCACCACCTGGCGCGCCGGAGCGAGTTTCGAAACGGCCTCTAAAGCTCGCCGCCAATCAACCCATGAAGGAAAGACAAAATGGCAGACGCTTATACCCGTATCGCGGACGCGATCGTTCCGTCCGTTTATGCACAATACTCGTTCGAGGAGCATGTCCAGTCGCTCGAGATCTACCAGGCCGGGATCCTGTTTTCCGACCCGTCCATCGCTTCGAAACTGTCGATGGGCGGCCGCTCGGTCGACATGCCCGGCTGGAAGGATCTCGGCAACGACCCGTCCGAACCGGTCAATGACGACCCGGCCGACTCCATCGAGATGAAGAAGATCGGTTCGCGCCGCGAGGTCGCCGCCCGTAATGTCCGCGCACAGGCGTGGGGCGTTCCGGACCTGACCTCGATCCTGGCCGGCGACGACCCGCAGAAGCTGATCGTGCGCCGCCAGACCGAATATTGGCAGCGCGCCAACAAGCTGACCTTGCTCGGCATCCTGAAGGGCGTCGTCGCCGACAACATCGCCAATGATGGCGGCGATCTGGTGCGCACCACCGGCGCCTCCATCGTCGACACCGACATCATCGAGGCCGCCTATCTGATGGGCGACCGCGCCGACAAGTTCAAGACGATCTGGATGCACTCGAAACAGATGAAGGCGCTGAAGCTCGCCGACCTCATCGACTATGTGCCGTCGTCGGAGCAGGGCGGGCCGCTGATCCCCTATTATATGGGGCTCAGGGCCGTCGTCGACGACGACATTCCGGTGGCAGCGGGCGTCTACACCGCCTTCATGTTCAAGGACAAGGCGATCCTGTGGAACGAGCTTCCGGTGAATACGGAAGGCGGGCCGCTGGAGTTCGATCGCAAGCCGCGCCAGGGCCATGGCGGCGGCGTCACGGAAATGGTCGGCCGCCGGCACTTCGTGCCGCATGTGCCGGGCACCCGCTTCCTCGACGCCTCCTCGGCCGGCGAATTCGCCACCGACGCGGAGCTGGCGCTGGCGGCGAACTGGGACCGCACGGCCTCCAGCGTCAAGAACATGACCTTCATCGCGCTGAAGACAACCGAGGTTTGAGCAAGCGGGCGGAGAGCTGTCAGCACTTCGCCCTGCGCATGAGGCAGTTGCAATGCCTTTCAAAAAAGAAAAGGCGGACCCGAGGGACAGTGGGTCCGCCTTTGTTTACCGACCGGCGTCGGGGTTTGGACAAATGCCGGCAAACAAGTCGAAGCAATATCAGCAGGCGTTCGCTGGGCTTCGGTAAGTGCAAGTGTGGACATGTTTGGCGCCTCAATCAATTAGCTCGATGGACCTAGGCCGGCCGATGTGGCGAATCCCAAACGCATGCCCTGGGCTGCTCCCGTGTGAAACGAAGTTTGGAGTTCGCCACATTATTCCTGTTGCACATTGATCAATTGCCGGCACTGGCCAGTTACAAAGAACGGCGATGTTGTCTTGTCTCGGCAGGGGTTAACCATGAATTTGACGTACAAGACCGTTCAGGCAAAGCTTCGAAAGGCGGGCATTGCCCTACGCAAGAAGGGGGAAATCCACCGCATAAACTTCCTCAATGGTCCGGAAAATACCGCCTATTACACGACAAGCCTTCAGGAGGCGCTGGACAAGGGTTTGGCGATGGCGAGACGTGCCGAAGGGCCGCAATCGGACCCCCCTGCCAAACCAAGGGAAAAGCGGCGGACCTCGACGGGGCGACGCGTCGGCTGATGCCTCAGGCTCCAAGCCGCAAGTCGCAGCCACGTTGTGCGACAATGTCGTAAAACTTCGATAAATCAGAGTGTTATCGCCCCCTCTTCCGAATAGATAGCGGAGCGCCACCACCTCTTTCCCGATCGTGGTCGGCGCCGTGACGGGTTCCGCGCACGAGACCCTGCGAACCTTCCACCAAAGATAAATCGCCAAATCCCAGCCGCTTCGAAGCGGCTTTTTGCCGTGGAGGCACCATGCCCTGCTTCGCCCGATCAACCGCACCGACGGAGGCCTGACGCCATGGCCATTACCCCGCTCGACATCGCCAACATGGTGCTCGCCGTGCTCGACGAGGCGCCGATCGACAGCCTCGACCAGGACGTCAAGGCGGCGCGGCTGCTCAATCTGCATTCTGACCTGACGCGCGAAGCGGAACTGACCAAACACGCCTGGGTCTTCGCCATCCTGTCGGCGTTCGTCGCCGGCGCCGACACCGGCAGCGGCGATTGCACCTTGAACTTCGCCTATGAACTGCCCGCGGACTGCCTGCGGCCTTTGCCCTTGACCCACAATGGCGAGCCGGACGGCGTTCCGATCTCCTGGCGGCAGCAGGCCGGGCTGATCTACTGCGACCAGCCGGGCCCGCGTCTTATCCGCTACATCGCCAACCTCACCGATCCCAACGACTGGGACGCGCTGTTCACTGAGGTGCTGGTTGCGGCACTCGCCATCAAGATCGCGCATCCGCTGACCCACAAGACCGGCATGATCGATATCGCCCGCTCGGCCTATGACCGGGCGCTGGACGCCGCCTTCACCGCCAACGCCATCCAGCGCGGCGGCCGGTTCCACACCGCCTCCTGGTCGCAGCAGCGCGGCGACTTTCGTTTTTGATTTCGCATGTCTTTGCCCCGAAACCGCTGCGCACGGTGAGACATGCTTTGAGGGCTTTTCGCTAATGACGACGCTCTATCCGGTCCAGGATGTCTTCACCCGTGGCGAGATATCGCCGCGCCTGCATGCGCGTGCCTCGCTCGACCTCTATCGGGCAGCACTCGCCAAATGCGAGAATTTTGTGACGCTGCCGCATGGCGGCATCAGGAAGCGCGGCGGTACAGTCTTCGTCGGTGCGGTGAAGAATGCGGCCAGAAAGACGCGCGGCATCCCGTTCATTTTTTCCTCCGAGCAGGCCTACTGCCTGGAGTTCGGCGACCTCTATATCCGCGTCTATGCCTATGGCGCCCGCGTCGGCACGGTGGAGGTGGCATCGCCCTATCTGGAGGCGGACCTGTTCGACCTCGCCTATGTGCAGTCGGCCGACCAGATGTGGATCACCCACAGGAATTACCCGCCGAAGGTGCTGACGCGCAACGCGCATACGACGTGGACACTGGATGACTATCCCTTTGAGGATGGCCCCTATGATGACATCAACGATACCTCGACGACGCTAACGCCAGCCGACTACGGTTCGCTGGCACCTGACATGACTGGGCTGACCTCGCCATCCGGCACTGTTACATCGACCGGCGGGTCGTCCAGCGCATGGCAGGCTTTCGACAAGAATAGCGGCACTGACGTTTTCTTCGATAACATCACGGCTGGTTTTATCGGATATCAACTACCCGGCGGCGCCCAAGCCATCGTGGATCACTATACCGTCACTACGACCGATGGCACGCGCGTAGACCGCCAGCCGGTCGCATGGAAGATTGAGGGCTCGAACGATGGTTCGACATGGACGACCATCGACAGCCGTCAGGGGGAGAGCGGTTGGACCGGTGGCGAAGCGCGGTTCTATGAATTCTTCAACAAGACGCCTTACGAATACCATCGCTTTCGCTGGCTTAGCGTCAATGGAAATACTTCGTCCCAATTCGCCGAAGTGACGATGAACAAGGCGGCGGCCAGTCAGACGCCGTTCGATCTCACGGCTTCTTCGATCGTCGGCATCAACGACGATACCGGCTTCCAAACCAGCGATGTCGGCCGGGCGGTGCGCCTTCTCGGTTCGGATGGCCGTTGGCGCTGGGCAAAGATCGTCTCCCGTGTCAGCACGACGGTCGTGACAATCCAGCTTTATGGTTTTGCTCTGCCCGATCTGAGCCCGATCACGCGCTGGCGGCTCGGCACCTTCGTGCCCGGCAAATATGTCGAGACCGGCTCGCTCTACGAGGAACGGCTGGCCTTCAGCCGCAAATTCTCGGTCTATGCCTCGGCCACCGGCGACTTCGACAATTTCGCTCTGGGCGAGAAGGACGACGATGCGCTGGAGTTCATCCAGGCCGGCGGTGGGCAGGCCAACGACATCACGTGGATCGCCGATTCCGACGGCGCGCTGCTGATCGGCACCTCGGGCGGCATCAGGGCGCTGTCCGGCTCCGGCATCGACGAGGCGCTGACGCCGTCCTCGTTCAAGAACCGGCGCTCGCGCACCTTCGGCTGCGCCCGCATCCGCCCGGTCGATGCCGGGCAGTCGTTCCTCTATGTCACACGCTCGCGCCGCTCGATCGCCGAGCTGACGCAGACCTCGGCCGGCAAGTTCTCGTCCGACGACATAGGCCAAATCTCGGAACACATTCCCAAGCAGGGCGTGGTCGAGCTTGCATTCCAGACCGATCCCGATCCGGTGCTATGGTTCCCGCTCGAAAATGGCGAGCTTGGTGGCTACACCCACCAGCCCTCACAAGAGGTGCGCGGCATGCATCGACATCGCCTCGGCGGCGGCTTCGCCGGCTCGACGCCCGGTGAGCCCAATTGGCCGGTCGTCGAAAGCGCTGTGGTGACGCCCGGCCAGAACGGCGTCGATGTCATCTGGCTATTCGTCAAACGCACCATCGCCGGCGTGACGAAACGCACGATCGAAATCATGACGCCGCCTTTCGAATATGGCGGCCTCGACGATGCCTTTCAGATCGATTGCGGGCTCTCCTATTCGGGCGCCGCCGTCAACGTCGTCTCCGGGCTCGATCATCTCGATGGCGAGAGCGTCGACGTGCTGGCCGGCGGCAAGGTCTATAAAGGCCTTGTCGTGACCTCCGGCCAGGTGACGCTGCCCGGCGGCGCCACCGCCGCCAGATGGCTGGTCGGGCTTCCCTATCAGGCGCAAGCCGACACGCTGGAGCTCGATGTCGGCGGCCGCGAAGGCTCCATCATCGGCCGCCGCAAAAAGGTCGCCAAGGTGATGATGTCGTTGCTTGAAACCGACACGACCGGCCTCGAAGTGCAGTCCCTCCTGCGCGGGCGCTGGGAGAAGGTGCGCATGCCCAGCATCGTCGCGCCTGAGGGCAAGGCTGATCTTTTCACCGGCAATGTCGAGGTGCCGATCGACGACAGCTGGGAAGGGCAGGGGCGGGTGCGCATTCGCCACGTCAATCCGACGCCCTGCACCATCCGGGCGTTCACGCCGGTGTTCGACGCCGAGCCGTAGGGCTTCCCTGGAGGTTAGAGAAGCCGTTGGCGACAGCTAATCTCCCCCCTGGTGGGAGAGATGTCCGGCAGGACAGAGGGGGCGCTGTCCCTCCGACCTATCCGCGTTATGCCTGCGTCCCAACGAACGGTAGCCTGACGACCACCGCTCGATTCTGAGCTGCTGTTCAGATTTTGAGAGCAGCTTTTCAGCAACTGAGGCCGGCGATCCTTCGCGCCCCCCCCTCTGCCCCGCCGGGCATCTGGGGGGAGATTGCGGTGCCGCCGCCCCGCCCACCCATCACTCGCCACCAAGGAACCCGATCCGTGACCCACACCCATGCCGAAGACCTCGGCAAGGCGCGGACGGCTGCCGATTTCGCTGCCGTCATCGCCTTGCTCGACACCGATCTCAACGACGCCATCGCCCGCAGGCACGAACTGCAACAGGCCGAGGACCGCGCGATCTTCGGCGACGGCGATCTGGCGGCCGCGCGCGCCGCGCTCGACGATTGCAACGAGGCAATCGCGCTTATCGAAAAGACCATCGACGCTGTGGACAAATGTCGCGCCGCAGCCGCCGAGAGCGAAGCCCGGGCCGACGTCGCGGCACTTGGTGAGGAGACAGCGGCCAAGGCCGCCACTCTCGGCCAGCGCTGGCGCACTGTCCACCGGCTGGTCGAACAACTGCGCCAGGAATTGTTCGAAGCCGATGCCTTGAGCCGCGCCATAAGCACCGCCAACGGCCTGTTCGATGCCGCCGGCGTCGCCGACCTGAAGGTCAACCTGACCACCATCCGCCGCGCCGCCATGGCCGGCGCGCGGGCCGCCGCACCCGCTCGCCTCAGCCGCTCGGCGATCCAGTCCGACAGGCTCTTGCTCTCCTTCCTCAGCCCCGGCGGCGCGCTCGATCCGCGCCCGGCGCTCGGCGCGGCGGTCGAGGGCGTCAGGAGCAAATTCATTCCCGCCAGCGAGCGAGGCTGACCATGTGCACGATTGCCCTTCTCGGCACGGCTCTTTCGGCCGGCGGCGCGCTGGTCCAAGGCCAGCAGTCGAAGCAAATGGCCGACTACCAGGCCAAGGCCTATGAGCAGCAAGTCCAAGCCGAGGCCCAAAGTGCGGCCTTCGAACAGGGCCAGGAGCGCCACAAGCAGGATCTGTTGCAGGCACAGGCGCGCGCCCAGGCCGGCGCCTCCGGCGTCGGCATGGCAGGCTCGCCGACCGAGGTGCTGGCGGCCAATGCCAGGCAAGGCCAACTCGACCTCAAGGCGATCCAGTACGGCTCGCAGCTGCGCCAGAACAGTCTCAGCACGCAAGCCGCGATTTCGCGCTTTTCCGGCAAGCAAGCGGTGACCGCCTCGATCTTCAAGGCGGGCAGCAGCCTCGTGTCGGGTCTCTCGAAGATCCAGATGGGCACCTCTGCTTTCCCGGCGGCCCCTGACACCGGGATTCCTTTGTAATGGCGACCATCCCCCTCCAGCTTGCCCAGCGCCGGCTCGACACCGGCAATGTGGTTTCCTATCCAGCCGGCCCGCCGGTCGGCGAGGCCATGCAGAACTTTGGCGACGAGCTTTCCGCCGTCGCCGAGCGTTACCGGCAGCAGAAGGAGCAGCAGGAGGCGTTCGACGCCGAAATCGTCCGCCGGCGCTTGAACGAACAGGTTGCGCAAGCCGAAGACGAGGCGGTACAGAACGCGCCGGCCGACGGCCGCGGCTTGCATGACAGTATGTATGGCCAGGTCGATCCGCGCACAGGCCGGGTCGTTAAGCCAGGCCTGTTCGATGAACTCTTCGACAGCACTCTGCCGAAAGTGTCCGAGGGCCAACGCGCCAATTTCACCGGCAGAAGGAAATCCTGCGCTCGGTTGGCTCCGCCCGCATGGCCGCCAGGCAGCAGGCGCGACGCGACGAGTATGAGCAGGTCGAGTGGACCAAGGTCGACAATTTCTACACCGGCTCGATCGCGAAAAGCGACCCGAACGACACGAAGACCTTCGAAGCGATCCGGCAGAGCGGCTTCGACTTCATCGCCAAGATAGGCAACCCGCTTGCCAGGCAAGCGGCCGGGATGGCCTGGCGCAGCAACACGGCCAAGGCGCTCGTCCAGGCGATGATCGCGCAGGATCCGCGCCGCGCCGCCGAGATGCTTGGCGCGGCACAGGCCAACGACGGCAGGACCAAGGACGATACCGTTGAGGGTGGGGGTGGGCCGAGCGCGGGTGGGTCTGAGTCGCTGGCGACGCGCGAAGCGCCCGCAGGTGGTCTTCCGCCAGACGAAAGACCTGTCCGCACGGGTTCCATGGAGCCTGACGGAAATACGGCCTGGGCTGCCGCAAAACCCTGGATGGCCGACCTGTCGCCGGATGCCATTCAAGATCTCGGCCAGAAGGCGCAAGCAGCGACTGCCGCAAGCCTGGTCGATGCGCGCACCGACATCTCTCTCGCCTACCAGAATGCGCCGGACGCCCTCATGTATACCGGCAGCTATTCCGAAGAGATGCCGGGTCCAGAGGCGTTCACCGCGGTCTATGGCGCAGAGGAGGGCGGCAAACAGCTCCAGGGCCTCAACAGGACATTCGATATCGGCCGTCAGGCGTTCGGCATGGCCAGAATGCCAAACGACGCCATTGAGGCAGAGGTCCGGGCGGCCAAGCCAGATAGTGCGAAGCCGGAACGGGATCAGGCGCAGTTTGAGATAATCGCCTCTGCCGCCAAGCAGGTTCTGCGCGCCCGA